TTCCTCCAGCAGCCATGACAGGCCCCAGTTATCGCCCTTCTTGCGGCAGTGGTCCATGTAGCGGACCGCCACCTGTGCGGGAACCTCGGCCGGGGTGGAGAAGACGGTGCCGTTGATGGTGAACGCCGGTTCCATCGCGACCGCCGCCTCGTCGGCGTCGTCCGTGGTGATCTCCAGCAGCGGCTCGCCATCGACGGCGACGGGCTTGCGGGCGGCAGCGGGGCGCTTGCCGGTGGCCTTGCGTGCAGGCGGCATCCAGAGCTCCTACGAGGGGGACGGTCGGGATCAGGAGGTCTGGTCGACGATGTGGAACGGCGTGATCGAGTTCGACACGTAGTGCGCGTTCCAGGTCACGCCGAAAACGTTCTGCTTGTCCTTGGCGTACAGGAACGCCACCTTCGCCGTGCTCAAGCACTTGCGCAGGACCGCCCGGCGCTTGAACGTGCCGCCGGGTGCCCAGCCGTCCATCAGCAGCGCGATGTACGTCGGCTGCGTCGCCGACGTGGCGGTGATCGGGTCGTAGGTGGCGTAGCCGGCGCCGGTGGCCTGCGTGCCACCGTTGAGCACCAAGCTCAGGTTGTTCAGCGTCGGCTCGGCCAGCTCGGTGGTGATGTCCAGCTCGCGCTTCGTCAGCCGGCGCCCGACCGAGTCGACGACCTGGTCGACTTCGAGCTCGGTGTAGGTCTGGTTGATCGTCAGCGTCAGGCCGCCGTTGGTGCCGCCGACGTCGGTCCACGCCGAGGCCGCCGGGGTGGTGTTCACCGCCGAGTCCGCGGGCTCGGTGGCGCCGAACGCGCCGGAGTACAGGGTCGCCGGTCCCAGGACCAGATTCGCCGTGGTCACAGACATGCGGGTCAGCCTCCTGAACTATCGGCCGTCGGCCGACGCTTGGTCATCTGCGAGTGTTTCCGCGGCGTCAAGAACCGCCGGGGCGTGCGAGGGAACATCGGCGGTCTGGTCGCCGGGCGCGTCGGGCTCGGCAAGGATCAGGCCTTGGGCGGCCAGGTCGGCGTATTCGGCGTCGTCGACCTCCAGCGGCATGTCGGGGCGCATTGTGGTGCGGATCCGGTGGGTCATCGGCGGAACTGCTCTCTGGACAGAGGCCACGTCACCGAGGCGAGGGCCGGGTGGCGGCCGACGGGCATGGTCTGGCCGTCGGGGATGCTGGGCGGGCACGGGATGACCCGCATGCCGGCGAACAGGAACTCCAGCTCGGCCGGGTCGTGGTGGACGAGCACCAGGCCGCCGAGGGACAGCAGCTCCCGGGACTTCTCGCCGACCATCGCGTAGCGGGCCATCAGGACTCGACCCAGTTCATGGCCAGGTGCATGGTGTAGCGGGCGTAGTCGGAGGGGTCGGCGTACAGAGGCCGCGGGACGTCAAGCAGATACGCAGACATCACCCGGGCGCCGACGTAGCCGTCACGCAGCACCAGCTCGGTTTCGATGCCGACGTTTTCCACCGCGGCCCATGCCACGGTCATCGCCAGTGCGTCGGCTTTGGCCAGCGGCGGCAGGTCCGAGTTGGACTGGGTGGCCCAGCAGTCAACCTGCACCACCGGCGATAACAGCGGCACGTACATGCCGAAGCCGCCGCCGACAGGCGTGATCTGCACGAAGCCGGTTTCGGCCCAGGACACGCTGCCGTCGGTAGCCGGCCGCGGCAGCCGCGTGCCGACCATGGCCGTGGTGATGCCGGGGATGGTGGCCAGCCACGCGGCCGCTACGAGGCTGACGGTGGCGTGCTGCAGCGTTGTCACCGGCCACCGCCGGCGTTGTCGGGGGTGCGCGCCAGGAGCCGGTTCAGGGCCGCGGTCTGCTCAGCGTGCTGGGTGCGCAACGCCGCGAACTCCTGCGTGAGTACCTGCAGCATCTCGCGGGAGGAACAGTCCGCTTCGTAGTCGTGCTGCGCCAGCTCGCTGGCGACCTGGTCCGAGCGCTTCGCGGCGATCAGCAGGATCGCGCCCTGCAACGCCGCCACGCAGGAAAGAACCAGGTTCAGCAGGATGAACGGGTAGGCGTCGAAGGCGCGGCCGCCGCGGGCCAGCACGACGTTCAGCACCATCCAGACCGCGAGGAACGCCACGGCGCCGAAGACGAAGCCCCAGGAGCCCATGGAGTTGCGCATGCGGTCGGCGGCGCGCTCGCCGCGGGTCAGTTCCCCGTCGGTGCGCACCCCGGGGTGCCGGTGCCACAGCGGGCCGGTCATGAGCGCCGCCTATACAGCGCCGGCCGCAGAAACGGCTCCGGCTCCATGTAGCGGGTGCCCATCTCGACGTACAGCGCGTAGGTGTAGTCCAGCTCGCCTTGGTCGAGCCCGCGGGCTTTCGCGTCGGCGCCGACCTGGACTGCGTGGCCGTCGGGCCGCATCCGTGTGTAGATCGAGGCCTTCAGCGCGCCGGTGTCGACCGGGCAGGCATTGCGTGCGTCGTCGGCGATGTCCACGCCGAGGCGGGCCAGCAGATCCATGGTGGGCTCGACGAGGTGCTCTTCCCAGCCGTCGACCATCTCTACGCGGGCCATCAGGTGGTCCTGCGCAGTTCGAGCTGCGTGTCGGAGGACATGCCGGGCAACGCCGAGTTGATGACCGCGGTGACGATGTAGATCTGGCCGGTCTTCTCGTCGCGGATGCGGTCGGCGTCGGTGATGTCGGTCGCCGAGCCGACGATTCCGTCGATGGATCGCACGATCCGCGGCGCCGGATTCCCGGGCGTGACGATCTTCTGGGTGCGTTCGATGATGGACGCGGGCACGCCGGAAGCGACGACCTGGCTGGTGGCGTAGCTGTCGCCGTAGACCGGGTCCGTGGCGGTTCCGCGCAGGATGCTGATGGTGCAGGTCGCGACGGCGTACATCTACATCGCGCTCCACTGCTCGTAGAAGTCGTTGCCGGCGCTGTCCGGATCGCTGCTGATCGGGGTGAGCCCGTCGGTGAACGGCGAGCGCACGTGCAGCGAGCGGGACTTCAGCCACGACACGCGCTTCAGCGCCTTCGCCGCGAGCGGCGCGATCCGCAGGGTGTCTTCCTTCAGTTCCACCGGCCGCGATCCGGCGGAAATGGTGGCGAAGTCCAGGCGCGAGTACAGGTCGGGCTGGGCCAGCATCCACGCCGCCTGATACGCCGTGGCGAGCTTCAGCCAGTACAGGTCGCGTGTGCCGATACGGGGCAGCGCGTCGTAGGTGCGGGCCGAGAACATGTCGATGATCGCCTGGGCGCGCATCACCTGCGCGTCGGTGACGGTCTCACCGGTGTAGGTGAGAACGTCGTCGGCCTGGGCCCAGGAGTTCGTGGCCACGTCAGGACTTCTTCTTGCCCATGCCGGTGACGTTGATGTTCGGGTACTTCTTCGCGACAGCGGCCTTGACGTGCGCTTGCTGTGCCGGCGTTCCGTTCTGCGCGACCCTGGCAAGCGCGTTTCGGGCGTGGGCAGCGTCGTCGATGCGGTACTGCTTCCCGGGCAGCGCGAAGCTGGCCGGCGACATCTTGGCCCGGCCTGCCTTGGTGTTCCGCTTGGCATTGGTGGACGCTGGCAGCTTCGACGCCTTCGACGCGCTCTTCGCGGCGCTCTTCTTGGCAGCCATCAGTCCTCCTTGGCCGGCGGCTCGACAGTGCCGCCTGCCGGCACCGTGAGCTCCGGACCGTGTTCGCCGGTGACGGCCGGCGCTTGCTCGGCCTGTCGGCGGTCTGCGGCGGCCTCGGCGATGTCGTGCTGGGTGATGGTCGAGCCGGGGTCGTGGTCGACGATGGCGGGCACGACCGGCACCTGATAGGTGAGGTCGGTCCAGCGGGACCGCGGCCCGTTGTCGTGTTCCTCGGTGGCGACGAGCACCACGTCGCCCTTGGGGTGCAGCCCGCGCTGTACCGCTTCCTGGATGACGCCGCCGGCGTTGGCCAGGTGCCACGGGTGGTCGTCGGCGATGCCGATGGCGCCGACGGAGAACATCTTGGTGAACATGCCCTCGTCGGTCGGCTCCGGGGTGCGGTGTTCGATCTCGCCTTGCAGGTCGCCGTCGAGCGCGGGGTGCTGGACCCGGGCCGGCTCGACCGGCAGGTCGGGCAGTTCCGGCTCCGTGTCGATCTCGCCGTCGTCCGCCGCGGTGGCCTCGTGCTCGGGCTCGGGCTCGGCGGGCTGCGTGGTCTCCGGGGTGGGTTCGGTCATCGCCGGCTCCTGACTGTGATGGGTGGATGGTGGGCACGGGCTTCGGGACGCGCCGTGCCCACCGGTCTGGCCGGCGTCAGGAGCCGGAGTTGTCCTCGAGGATCGACACCGCGTTCTCGTGGCCCAGGGCGAAGCCGCGCCGCGCGCGCATCTTCAGGATCGATTCGTCGGTCAGCGCCGACAGGCCGTTGCGGCCGTCGATGAACACGCTCTCCGGGCCGGAGCGGATGCCGAGCAGCAGGAAGGACGGGACCGTCAGCATCGCCAGCGGGTTGCCGGTCGGCTTGGCCGTCGGGGCCGCGGACGTCTTCGCGCCCAGGGACCACTTCACCGGGTAGCCCATGATGTAGTCGGGCACGTTCTGCGCGCCGCCGGCGGTGCCGTTGCTGGACTCGTTGAAGATCGGACGGTTGTTGCCGTCCTTGATCCCGCGCAGCTTCTTCTTGAAGTTCGGGTGGCAGATCCACAGGGCCTGCTCTTCGTCCCAGTAGTCGCCGGACTCGACGATCGAGGCGACCGAGGAAAGCAGGTCGTAGGTGGTGCCGCCGGTGCCGGTCTTCGTCAGGTTGGTGTTGGCGGTGTAGCCGGTGTTCGAGTCGGACTGGGTGAGCTGGTAGTACACCGAGTCGAACGCGCAGCCCGAGGTGCCCTTCGCCGCGGTGACCGCGAGGCAGGCGTTGTCCAGGCCCTTGGCGTAGGCGGTGGCCCAGTCGCTCATCTTCGTGTTGATGACGTCGGCCAGGGAGTCGTCGATGTCTTCCTCGGCGATCCGGACAGCCTTACCGAACTTCTGCGCCCGCAGGACGACGTCGTCGTTGGTGTTGGTGTCCTCGCCGTAGGTGCCGCCCTTGGCGATGATGTCGACGTCGACACCGCCGGACCGCGGGGTCGAGCGGGTCTGCGACTTCATCGGGACCCGCTGGGCGTAGGCCTCGATGGCGGACTTCTGCCGGACCTTCGTGATGACGTCGGACCCGTA